TGCCGGGCCCTCCGGGAAGCGATGGGCGCGATGGGGCCGCAGGCAAAGACGGGGCGCCGGGGGCCGTAGGGGTGCCAGGCCCACCGGGCGAACGTGGCTCTGACGGGCTCCCAGGGGTTGCAGGACGTGACGGGCGCGACGGTCTGCCCGGTCTGCCGGGGGAAAAGGGCCTGCCAGGATTGGACGGCAAAGATGGCGCCCCGGGCCGCGATGGCCTGAACGGCAAAGACGGGATCGCCGGGCTGTCCTTTGAAGGCTCCTACCAAGAGGCCAAGCAATACGAGGTCGGGCAGGTCGTCTTCTATGCCGGCGCAAGCTGGCACTGTAACGAGCCGACGAGCACCAAACCGGGCGACTCGAAAGCATGGTCGATGCTCGTGAAACGTGGGCGGGACGGGAAAGACGGCCGCGACGCGGTGGCCGGCCTTCCCGTCGTGTCGGTGGGGAGTCGGTAGGATGGCGACGCTCATCACCTTAGCCGACGCGAAGGATCACCTCAAGGTGACCGGCGAGGATGACAACGCCGACATCGAAGCCAAGTTGCAAGAAGCGTGCGATCTCGTGCTGCAGCACCTCAATACCGGCGCCGTGCCGGGCTGGTCGAATGGCACCGTGGCCGTGCCGGGCCGTGTCCAAGCGGCGACGTGCGTCATGCTGACCTATCTCTTCGAGCACCGCGGCGATGACATGGAACCGAGCGCGGAGATCTGGACCGCTATCGAACGCATCCTGACGACCACGCGCGTCTCGGCCTTGGCCTGACATGGCGATCGGGGAACTCCGCCATCGCGTGACCTTGGAGAATCCAACCATCGTGCCGGATAGCGAGGGTGGCTTTACGGAGACGTGGAGTGTGCTCGGGGTGGCTCGCCTGCCGGCTTCGGTCAATCCCGCGACGCCGCGCGACCTCGAACGCCAGACATCCGGCACCGTCACCGCGACTGCGTCGCATCTCGTAACTCTTCGTTATCTCGCTGGGGTGACAACCAAAACAAGAGTTCGATTTCACGATACGACGGATCGGGTGCTGGCGGTCGAGGGCATTGTCGATCGGGAGGAACGGCACCGGATGTTGATCTTGGCCTGCACCGAAGCCGTGTCATGAGCAACAACCGTCTGGAATGGACCGAGCTCGATGAGCTCCGCTCGGCGCTGATGAAGCTGCCCGAGGAATTCGGGCACGAAGGCGCCGAGATGATTGATGACACAACCGAAGTCACGGCGGCGAGTCTCATCCAGTCCTATCCGCTGGGGGATACAGGCAATCTGCGCAAAGGCGTCAAGCATACGGTCACGCGGGATCGCTTCGGGGCCGTCGGCATCGTCAAATCGACATCGCCACACTCGCACTTGTGGGAATTTGGCACTCAAAGTCGCCAGACTCGGAAAGGGTGGAAGCGCGGCAAAGCGCCGTCGCATAAGCCGGATGGACTCGTCCCGATTGCTCAACGCGAACGCCGCAAATTGAACATCAAGCTTCTCGAATTAGTTCGTCGCGCGGGCTTTGAAATCAGCGGGACGCTCTGATGGCGGATTCATCCGATGTCGACGCGGCCGTGATTGCCAAGCTTCTTGCAGATCCACAACTGATGGCTATCGTTCAAGACGGGGTGTTCTTTGACGTCGCCAAACACGGCGCAACGCGCTTCGTGATCGTCTCGCAAATGACCCATGAAGACGAATACATGTTCGGCGGTTCCGCCTTCGAAGCCTTCGACTATCTCGTCAAGGCGGTCGTGATTAATACCTCGGGGGCCGATGTGAAAACGGCGGCGACCCGCATTCATGCGGTGCTCCAGGATCAACCGCTCAGCGTGACGGGCTATTCCCTGATGCGGATGCAGCGGATCGAGCGCGTGCGCTACACCGAACCGGACGACGACAATGCCGATGCCCGCTGGCAACACCGCGGCGGGCGCTATGCCGTGGTCGTCAGTCCGTGACGAGCTTTATCAGCCTCGAGGAACGCGGCATTGAGGCGTTGGAACGGATCGCGAATAGTCTCGATCAGCGGGATCGGATCGAAGCATTAGAAGAATTGTTGAATGACTTTGTGGTGCTGATGAAGACACCGCACGCGTCTGACGAGGATTGGGTGAAATTGCTCGAGGATGTCGAAGAGGCGTTGACATGAGTCGAGACGTGTTGCTCTACGGCCTCAGTCAAAGCGAGGAATACGCCGCGCTCATCCACTGGATGCAGACCACACCCGGCCTGCACGAATTCCCAGCCCCCGACTACCATCGGGTACAGATCGAGCATTGGGTATGGTCGCACCGCGAAGCCCTCGGCCGCGACATCCTCGATGTCGGCGTCTACAACCCGCGCCGATATCTCGGCGATGGCTATATCACCTTCGGCGAACCGGACACGTCAACCGGCGAAGACACGAAGGGCGATCTGCTCTCGTTGCCCTTTCCGGCGGATGCCTTCGATGGCGTCGTGTTGACCGAAGTCCTCGAGCACTGCATTGATCCGCGGGCGGCGCTCTGCGAAATCTGGCGCGTGCTGAAGTCGGGCGGACTCTTGCTCGTGACGTCGCCGTTCCTCTGGCCCGATCACCGAACCGAAGACTACAAAGATTATTGGCGCTTCACGGAGCAGGGATGGGAACTGCTCCTCCAGCGATTTACCGATGTGCAGATCACGCCGTGTGCGCTGACGCCAGAAGGGCAAGCCGCCTACGACATCTTGCGGCGCTTCGAAGCGATGGGATTCGCGAGCCTCACGAAAATCACGACAGCGTATCTCTGTGAGGCGCGCAAACCATGAAGCTTCGGCTTTTATTGCTAGGCCCAGGAGCAAGTTGGGCCACCGCAGACGTAGCGGCCGGATTGCGCGATGGATTGATTCACCACGGCGTCGAGATTATCGACTACGCCCTCGATACGCGCATCGGCCGCTCGCGGAGCTGGCTGTATTACAACTGGCGCCAGCACAAGAAAAAGGATCCCTCGATCGGCAAGCCGAATGTGGCTGATGTGTTCCTCCAAGCGGGCCGCGATGCGTTCTGGGTCGCCTGGTGGATCAAGACGTTCAAAGGTTTGGACGCGATCTTTATCGTCTCGGGCATGTTCGTCCATCCCGATGTCGTGATGGTGATGAAAGCCTCCGGCCTCCCGGTGTATGTGCTCTTCACCGAGTCGCCCTACGACCAGGACAAAGAACTGGCCTTCGCAAAACTCGTCGATGGGTGCTGGACGAATGAACGATCGAGCGTCGAGAGCTTCCGGCGCGTCAATCCGAATGCCGGCTATCTGCCGCACGGCTGGCACCCGATGAAACATCTGGCCGGGCCGCAACCTGGCGACGACCTCCTGCCTGCGCACGATGTCGTCTTCGTCGGCTCTGCCTTTGCCGAGCGCGTCACCTGGCTCAAAGCGATTGATTGGACCGGGATCGATCTCGGCCTGTATGGCTCGTGGGAATCGCTTGGCTCGAGACATCCCTTGCGTCAGTTCGTGCGCGGGAATCAAACGGATAATGCGACGGCCGCCGCGCTCTATCGTCGGGCGAAGGTCGGCCTCAATTTGTATCGGACCTCGATGGGCTGGGGCAAAGGGGCGCCGTCGATTCAGCATGCCGAAAGCCTCAACCCTCGCGCTTACGAGCTCGCCGCCTGCGGGGCGTTTCACTTGAGCACGTATCGGCAGGAAGTCGCGGAAGTCTTCGGCGATCTGGTGCCGACCTTTACGACACCCTTCGAAGCAGAAAGTTTAATGCGGTCGTGGCTCGCCGATCCTGAGGGTCGGGCGCGAGTGGCCGCGCAGTTACCGGCCTGTGTGGCCGAGGCGTCGTGGCGTGTCAGAGCGACCACGGTTATCGGTGATTTGCAAACGCTCCTGCAGCGAAGGGCTGCCTAGTGGAGCAGGGAGACACCCATGGCGCGTTATCACGGCCGGAGCGCAGTAATTTATCTGAGTACCACAGGCAGCGGCGTTGCCACCACGACGGTTTCACTTGCAGGGTATTCCGCGGATTTCACGACCGATAAAGTCGAGACAACAAGTTTTGGCGACCCGAACAAGACGTACGTTCAGGGGCTCAAGGACATCAAGGGCTCGTTCAATGGATTTCTTGACGATACGGGTCTGAGCATCTTCACGGCGGCTGATTCGCTGGATGGTTGCAGGATGTATATCTATCCGTCCTCGCTCATGCCGACGGTCTACTGGTACGGTCCGGCGTGGCTCGATGCCTCGATTGCGGTCGGTGTCGCCGCCGCCGATACCGTGACAGGAAATTTCGTGGCGAATGGTGCATGGGGCCGTAAACCCTAATGGAGTTTGTTACTTTCTAGTCTCAAGCCTTAACTGAGATGCTGCAAAACGTGACGGCCGCGGCGGGGAAACTGGTGTGGGGCTATCACCCCGCCGCGGTCTTACGTGATTGCACATTGACGCGAGGCGCGCACCAGTGGGCACTCTCCGCCACCATCGAGAGCGCCGACGCCTTCAGGGTTACGCAGCGACCCTTGACGTTCGTCGTTCGAAACGACCGCTGGCCGGTCCAAGAGCTGCAGATGACGGGCGCGTCACTGACCGCGACGCTCGGCCCGAAGGAGATTCCCTATGGCGCTGCAAGTCCGACCTCCTGAAGACACATTGCTCTCACTCTCGGACGGCGATTGGATCCTAGTCAAGAAGTGGCTCAATGCCGGCGAGTCGAACAAGGTGTTTTCCCGCATGGTGAAAACCATGAAGGCCGGCGACCCTGGCAAAGACGGGAAGAGTAAAGCCGATGTCGAGTATGACCTCGAACAAATGGGTGGCTTGAGTCAGGCTGTCGCGTATCTGCTCGACTGGTCCGCCAAAGATGCCGAGGGAAAACCGATCGTGATTCGGGACAAGTCCGAGCGTGACGTCGAGCAGGCGCTTCTCGCGCTCCCGGCGGAAGCCTACAAGGAAATCACGAACGCGATTGATGAGCATGTCAAACAGATGGAGGTCGAGCTCACTGCACTAAAAAACGCCCGGGCTGGCGCGAGCGTGTCGCCAGCAATTTAGCGATCTGTCGATTCATGAATGGCTGGCGTTACGAGTTTGTCGATGAATTGCCAATCGAGGTCTATGAGGTGCTGCTCGAGATGGTGAGAGACTACGCGCGCACGCAGCAAATAGAACAGGACGCAGAACTCTAAAATGGCTGTCACCGCAAAGTTCGTCGCGGACTTCACGTCTTTTCAGGATGCCGTCACGAAGGCGAGCAACACGCTGAAGAACGTCGAAGCGGACGCGAACAAGGTCGGCGCCTCGCTGAATCGGATGGTCGATAACTTCAGCGGCCGGAAGTTAATCAACGACGCGTTGTTGATGACGAAGGCGGTCGAAGAGGTCGGCGGG